TTCATTTATTAGATAGTGTTAGATACTGTTGAATACTGACAGATAATGCTTCGTAAATGGTTCGTAATCGGCCAAAAGTTCGTAAAAAGTTCGTAGTGATCCGACCCAAAAATCACCGTAAAAAAGCGGCAGGCTGCCCACATTGAGCAGCCTGCCGCTTACTTATTTACCGTTGCTTTTCCCTTCGGTCTGCGTGCCGAAGTAGAACGCCACCACCATGGTGACGATCGTCATCACTGTGTCCGGCTGCAGGCCGCCCCGCAGCGCAAGAATTGCGAAAACTGCAACAACCACAAGGGTGACGATGGTTTTCACCTTGATGAGCGCCGCCAGATTCTTCAAGAAGTCCTGCATCAGATTTTCCTCTCCTTCTCCTCGTGCCGCTCCAGATCGTCAATGCGATGGTTCGCGACAGCAATTTTTTCTTCCATCACCGGTATGCGCTGCGCAAAGTTGTTGTGCGTCCGCACCTCGCGTGTCAGCTCCTCGATCTTGGTGTCCGTTACGGCCTGCGCAACCTCCAGCTGGTGTGTGACCTTGTCGCTCAGGCTCTTGTTGTTGAAGTAGTTCGTTACCATCACGCCCACCAAGCCCAGCCCGGCCGTGATGAGCGCGATTATAATCTGCTCCATTGGCACCACCTCAGACCCATTCGCTCTTGTACAGCTCGGCATCCGTCAGGCCGCGTCCCTTGCACAGCAAGTAGATCGCATCTGCGTCCCCCTGCGTCACCGGCCCGATGGTAATCACTTGTAACTTGCTTGCGAGCTTGTCCACCGCGGGCAGAGCCTTTACCAGATGATTCAAATCAACCATGCCAGTGATGCCTGCCACGCCGCCCTGCCCGTATTGGTGGATGTGGCGCGGCAGCGTTTTGTCGTAGTTCGTGCGCGTGTCGGCAAGCCAGCCGAAGTATTCTTCACACAGGTAGGCGTAGTCGATGTTCGCGCTTGCAAAGGCCGTGAAGGTGTAGATGCCTGCCGCGAATCCGTGCGTCTTGGCCTTTTCGCAAAATGCCATTGCGATTGCCGTGCGCTGGTCTTTCGTCAGGTTGTCGGCGCGGCCATCGTGCGTCTCGTGGCTCCACTCGGCATCGAAAAACAGCGGGTATCCAGACGGTGCAAGGCTTGCGCAGAAGTCTGCCTCCTCGCGGGCTTCTTCCACCGTGATGGCCTGCGAGAAGAAGTAGAACCCCAGCAGCTTGTTGTTGGCCTTGGCCCCGGCAAGGTTGGCATCGTACTGCTCATCCTTCATCAGCTTTCCGCTGCCGTAGCCGCGATACCCGATGCGAACAATGGCACGGTAGGGAACCTTTGCCCAGTCAATAGCGCCCTGATGGTGAGACACATCAATCAGCACTTCCTCGCCGCTGGGCTGTGCAGCGTCTGCGGGTTTTTCTACTGCGTGCTCACCGGGGCGGTATGTAAACACCTGGCTGCTTGCCGTGGTAAAGTCGCCGTCCAGCCACACCACCGGATTCGTGCGGCTGCCGTTCAGAATGACTTCAAAATGCAGATGCGCGCCAAACACATTGCCGGTAACGCCAGAATAGCCGATAAGTTCGCCCTCTTTGACCTTCTGCCCGACCTTGACGCAATAGCTGCTCAGGTGCGCGTACCGCGTCTGCAGCACACTGCCCTTGTAGGGCGCGTGTTTGATTCTCACCATGTTGCCATAGCTCTGCATACCCGTCCGCGTGTGTCCGTCCCAGTCCTGGGTCTGATCCACGGTGCCGTCCTCGGCGGCATAGACCGGGCGGATATACATGTTGTCAATCTGGGTGCGCAGGTCAACGGCCTGGTGCAAACTGCCGTCGTTGTAAAACCATCCTTGTGTGATGATGTGCTGGGCCAGAGGCCACGCCAGCAACACCTCACCGTTTGAGAGTCTCATTGATCTTCCTCCTCGTACAGCGGATTTTGAATCTGCTCATTCGTTGCGTTGCCGTCCTGCACCGTTTCAGCGTCCAGCGCATCATAATACGCCTGCGCCAGCGTCTCCACCTCTGCAATGTCTGCCTCATCCAGCAGGCCGTTGTCGTAGTGCGTGTACGTTTTGTCAAGCCAAAACGCAACGTCGCGTCCTGCTGCAATTTCCCGCTTGATGCTGCGCAATGTTAAATCGTGCCGTGCTTTACTCTTGATAGCCATTTTATTACTCCTTTCAGTTGATAGAAGCAACCGCTGCTTCCAAATCAGTGATTCTCTTTATGGGGTCAGCGCGTCCCGTCACAGTCGCGCTGTCGGCATCGGTCAGAATTGTGTTAGCTCCCGCAAGCGCGGGGATGGGCTGTGCGCCTGTCGCAGTGAAGGGAGTGGGCGTTGCCAGCTTATAAGCAATTTGCACAGGTGTTCCTGCTTCGTGCTGGGCGGCAAGATAGGATGAAAACGCACTTGCGTCCGTAAACATATCTGTATAAATACGGATAACTGATGTCCCAGCATAGCTAACGGTGCTAAAGTGCGAACATATACTTTTAATTAGCGTTTCATCAATGGTATATTTAGTCGTGTAAAAAAATCGCCCTGTACCACCAGCATTAAATAATAGCCAACCCTCTGTCCCATCAAAGGATTTGGCTTTCCACGTCTCCTGCCCCTCTCCGCTCACCGCGTCCAATTCACCGCCATACACGGTTTCAGGCAGGGTCAGGGGGGTGGTCTGCCCGTTGTATGGTGTGTAGGTGGTGGGGGCGGTGGTGCCAGGCGTGATTTGCAGGTTGGTGCAAGTTCTCTCGCTGTTTTCGTTCAGTCCTGCGTACAATCGCACCGTCGCTATGTTTCCGGCTTTAAGCACCGTGCTGTAACCACCGTCTATACGCAACGTTCCAATTTCTGCGCCAGTTCCATCATAAAAACGAATCTCTCTCAATTTTCCGTTTGAGCACTGACCAGAAAAATATAGTTTCACATTTCTGGGCAGAAGATTCACAGCGTCCATATCGATTTGTGTTGTGATATTCGTACTAAACGTCTGCAAGGTGATTTTATCAAGGCTCCACAGGGTTTCCCCACACCTTGTCACCCTCACGCTGTCACGTCCCTTGATAGGCCGGATGTTTTCCGGTGATGGCGTTCCCGTGCCCTCTTGCGCTGGTTCCCACTTCGCCTTTACCCCCAGCGCGTATCCCGCCACAGGGTAGCACACAACAGGGTTGCCGCTTTCTTCCAGAGGCGGGCAAAGCATATCAATGATGTGCTTGCTGCTCCACGGCGCGTCCTCGCTCACCGCCGCATCATCAATCTGTACGCCGTCCTTTCCGGCAGGCCCCTCCGGGCCAACCTCTCCCTGCGGCCCCTGCTCACCGCGCTCACCCTGCGGGCCAGTATCACCCTTGGGGCCAACCGGGCCAGTTTCGCCAACAGGACCCTGCGCGCCGGTATCGCCCTTCTCGCCTTGTACACCCTGAACGCCCTTCTCACCTTGGGGGCCGCGCTCTCCGGTGTCGCCCTTCTCGCCCTGGATACCCTGCGCGCCTTGCGGCCCAACAGGCCCCTGCGGGCCGACTGGGCCGATAAACTTCCCGTTGTCGGCGTCCTCCCTCATGCTGTTGGCGACGCCCTCCGCGTTCGTGGCGCGCTGATCGGCGTCCTTTGCCGCGTCCCGGGCATCCTGCACCGCCTGCAGCACCTGCGCCGCCAGCTCGGGCGTCGGCTCTGCATCCGCGCCGCCGTATACGCCCGCTTGCTCAAGGATAAGATACTCCACGTTACAACTCGCCCGCTGCACGCCAGAGGCCAGCCCGGCCAGCACAAACACGCCATCCTTGGCCTCCTTCGTCACCTCGGGCGGCACGTCCATGGCATCCCCATCCAGCAGCGCCACGCGCAGCGGCTCTTCCCGCCCGGGGATGTGCCATGTTGCGGTTAGGGCCAGGTCGTCCCACCCGGCCCCGCGCTCAATCTTGATACTCTCCGTGCCAAAGCTGGAATTAGTCCCCAGCACCAGCTTTCGCGGAGTAGGGGAGTAGTTGTCCAGTCTCAAAGTATGTACCATGCTCTACCTCCTTAACAGTACAACAGTTTCTCGGCGTTGATTACGATTGACTCTCTCATGGTTTCATTTCTCATACCGTGTACCTAAATCCAGCATGCCGCCGGTGGAAGTGGCTTTGTACCCGGCAAGGCTGATTTCATGAATAATTGTGTTCTCTGCCATGGTTTCACCTCTCCTCTTAGTAGATCATATACACCTTAAACAAGACATTGGATATGAAAACGCCAGCTTGTCCATAAGACTGTGCACCGACAGTCAACATGCCAGTATTGGCATTGTAAGAAACATAGTCAGCGCAGGCTCCGTTTCCGGAAGCAGCTTGCTCGATGCAGTTCCCGCTCCAAGCATAAGGGACAGTATAAAAATTACTGCGACTCAGTTTGTCATAAATGCTCCCATAGTGTGACTTCACATCGTATGTGAAGTTTGTCCAATAGGCAGTTTGCTGGCCCAGATAGACAGTTGTGTAACTGCGTTTTGCGGTCACCTTCCCGTTCCCGTTGTGATACCCGGCAGGGATTGTGTAAGAACCGCCCGGGTAGATAGATTCGCTTATTGCGCCCCGGTTCGGCATTTTCCCTTCCTTGATGGTTTTATCGCCTGCGTAGTATTTCTTTCCGGTCAGCACATCGGTATCTGCGGCGGTGGCCTGTGCCAGCTTGGACGCGCTTAATCCACCGCCGCCGTTAAAATCCAGTCGGCTCCCGTCAAAGGTAAACAGCACCCATCGCCCGGCAACAACGCTGTCACCGTCCGCCGCATCCGCGCCGCAGTACGCCGGTACAGCCTTGCCGTTTACCGTCCATGTATCGCCAGCACTCCATGCCGCCGGGACCTTAAACCGCCCCACCGCGCCGGTGCCCTTCAGGGCGTAGACCTTGCCGGACTTCGTGCAGCTGTACAGCTGCACCGCCGCATCAAGGCTCAGACCCGCCGGGTCATACTCGCCCTTGGTCATCACGGCAGTGCCCGCGTGCAGTTGGGCAAGTTCCGTCTCGATCTGCTGCAAAAACGCCGTGAAGGCGGCGTTCATCACGCCGGTGTCCACGCTGTCCATCGTATCGCGCATCAGCCCGCAGCAGGTGCTATCCAGCCGCAGGTCCACAATGTTGTCCGCGCTGATCTTCGTAGCACCGCGCGGGCGCGTCACGCGGTACAGAAAGATTTCATCGTAGTCATCATTCCGGCGCAGCTCCGGCAGGGCAGGGGAGGCCGAGGCCGTGCCCGTGCGCACCTCCAGCCCTGCCGTGTTGGTGTTCTTGTCGTAGGTCAGGGCAACGGCATCCCAACGCGGGTTTGTGCCGTCCGCGTCCGTAAAAGTCAGCTGGGTATTGGCCAGCAGGTACGGGAACGCTGCCCAGTATGTGCCGGGGTGGATGCACCCCACACCGGGGCCGATGGTCAGTGTGTTGTCGCCGTTGGCCGTGGCGGTAAAATCCGCCGCGTGCAGTATACCGCGGCTGCGCGCAGCATAAGCCGCGCCCAGCGCCTCGGCGGTATACTCTTTATTATCCAGCGGCCAGCAGGTAAGCTCTGTCATTTGGCTCACTCCTTAAATGTGAAATGGTCCAGCACCGGCTGCAGGCTGCCGCCGGTGCTCTCATAGATCAGGCGGATGCTCGCCACACGCGCCACAGCGTTCAGCCCCAGCTCCTCCACCCGCACCGGCACCAGATCGCCCAGCTCGTAGTCCGTGCCGTAGATCAGGTTGGTGTTGGCCGCGGTGCATTTCAGCTGCCGCGTGCTCATGTGGTTCTTCAGCGCCGCGCGGGCGTAGTTCTGCACGGCAGCCTGATATTCCGCCTCGCTGTATTCGGCGTCGCTTGTCGTGCCGTCGGCGTTCTGCACGGTGTATTTATGCCGCACGCTGCTCCCGTCTACCCATAGCTCCCGCCGGGCATTGCCGCTGGCCGTCATGTCGCCCAGCTCGCAGAAGTACCGGGTAAAGCTGTCGTCCTCGCCGGGCTCCTCGCCGCCGCACAGCACCACGTTGGCGTAATCGCTCGCGTCCTGCGTGTACACCGCGCCGGATAGATTCTGCATCCGGGTGGAAAAATAACCGTTGTACAGCGCCGTGCCCGGCACGCTTCTGTCTTTGCCCTGCAACAGCTCCAGCGTCTGGGCGGCGGTGGCAGGGTCAAAGCGCACCCGGCCCCCAAAGCCGCCCGCCTGCATCAGCTGCACGGCAGCGCTGGCGCAGTCCGCCCAGGCCACCGTCTCCTCGCAGGGGGCCGTAAACCCGGCAGCGGGCGGCACGGCCACGCCCAGCCCGCGCAGATTGGTACGGCAGACCTCCAGCAGGCCCGCCGCGCCGTCCGTGATGGTGCGGCTCCCGCGGGCGGTCCGCCTCTTGAACAGGCACAGGCTGAACTTCCCGCGCACCGTCATCCGGTGGTTGTCTCCATCGGCCTCCACCGCCAGCACCACTGCGGCCAGACCGGGGGTGTCCGGGTTGTACAGCACCGCGTCCATCACCAGCAGCGTGCGGTTCGTCTCTGTCGCCGCGCAGACCAGCTTGAACTCGCCCAGATCATCAAACGCAGGCATCCATTGCAGGCTGTCCGCGCTCTCTGCCATGCCCACACGTACACCGTCATGGTATACATACAAGCGCAAAATGTCATACACCGCTCGCCACTCCCTTCGGCGCTGTGACGATGGCCGTCAGGTTCTCGTTTCCCTCGTCCGCCGTCATCCGTAGCACATTGTCGCCGGGTGTCAGCATCATCCACAGGTCGCTGTCAATGTCCAGCAGCCGGAATCCGTTGTCCTCCGCGCCGTCTGCCGTGTAGTACCGGCAGCCGCGGTTTCCGTCCGCTGTACAGATGACCGCGCGCTCATGCGCCTGCATCGTGGTATTCAGCCGGATGAAGGTCCGCGTACCGTTATTCCACAGCATCGGGTTCTTCACCTTGGCCGCCGCCTGCAAATACAGCGTAAAGGCCGTCTCGGCGTTGCCGTCGTTGACAAAATTCGTGTACATATTGTGCTTGTACCGGCTGATCGCGAAGGTCCCCGCTGTCGAGACTGGCGTTGGGAACCAGGCAGGCTCCATGCCGCCCAGCAGCATCCGGGCCGTATCCTCGGTGCGCCAGTAGGGGAATGCCGCTTTCAATTTGAACTGAAAGTTCAGCAGGTTGGCCCCGCCGCTCACAATAGGCGTCTGTGCGGGCACAACATCCAGATACCACACCGTGCTTCCCACCGTCTTGCACCAGCGTCCCTCCGTCAGGGGCCGCACCAGCTTTTTCAACAGCGCCTCGTTGGTGTCCAGGTCCCGCAGGATAGCCCCCGTCACGGTCACGCTGCGCTCACCGACGGACTGGTTGGTGATCGTCTTGCCGGTCTGCCCGTAGGACTGGCTTGTTTTCGTCTCGATGTCCAGCCCGTCGTCGCCGCTCATATCGGTGATCCAGAAATCACTGTCCGCGGCAAACCGCAGGCTTCGGCCATCCGCGGCCTGATAGGTATATACCGGCACGGTCCGCGCCATGCTGCACCGCCTCCTTTATGGGATTCCCCACCGCAGCCGGTTCATCATGTCCTCCGCCTCACGGGTGAGCTCGGATTCAGACAGGCTGTCGTGGGTGTAGAAATTATTCGTCTGCTGGTAGGCAACGCCGGGCTGCGGCTGCCAGCTGGCTACCGCCGTCTGCTGGTTGCTGCGCAGCACCCCGGCCACCTGCAGCTGCATGGGCTGGGCCGTTGTCAGCGCCAGCGCATCGGCGGCATCCTCGACCATCCACAGGTTGTCCCGGATGCCCTTGGCCAGCCCGCTCATAAAATCGGGCATCCACTGCTCATAGCTGCGCAGCGGCCCGATGTCCGGGCGGGAGAAGTGAATAACCGAGGCAATCGCAGACGCCACATTCTTTACAGAGCCAACAACACCGTCGATCATGCTCGTGATGCCGCGGATCATGCCCTGGATCATATCCTTGCCCCATTGGCAGAACTTTTCCGGCAGGCTCTTCAGATAGGCGATGGGCTGCTCCATCATTCCCTTCACGCTGCTGCTGACAAAGCCCGCCATATTCTTGATGCCGCTGCCCATCAGCTTAATGACCTTGCCGCCCAGATCCAGCCAGTTGAAGGCGGTCCACACATCCACAACCGCCTGTACAATCTGCACTGAATTTGCCAGCAGCGCAGGGATCGCGTTGAGCAGTCCGGCGGCCAGCGTAATAATCAGCTGCACGCCCGCAACCAGCAGCTTCGGCGCGTTGTCGTTGATGATGCCCGCAATGTCCGACACAATGCCCGGCAGATACGCGATCATCGTCGGCAGTCCGTTCATCAGTCCGGTTGCCAGATTCAAAATGAACTGGATGCCCGCATCCACCAGCTGCCCGGCGTTCTCGCGCAGGCCGCTGGCAAGGCTTGCCGCCACCGGCAGTGCCTGTGCCAGCAGCTGGGGGATGCCGGTCACAAGGCCGTCCCCCAGCTTGCCCAGCAGGGCCGTGCCGGTCTGCAAAAGCTGCGGCCCGATGTTGGTTGTCAGGTCGGTAAATACCGCCGCCAGACCCTGCGCCAGCCCCGCAATGCCGTTCTGCTGCACGCTCTCGGACAGTGTCTGCAGATAGCCGCCCGCCAGCGCCACGCCCTCGCCCAGCCGCCCGCTCACGGCATCAAACAGGGCCGTGCCCAGGTTCTGGGCGTTGGTTTTCACGCCGTCCAGCTTGTAGGCCATCGTGTCGGTCATCGTGTCATAGGCCGTCTGCGTCAGGCCGCTGTCGGCCTGCATCTGCTGCAGCACACCGTTGAACTTGTCCGCGCCGGAGCTTGCCAGCGACAATGCGCCCGTACCGGCCTCTACGCTGCTCCACAGTCCCGCAAACTTCGTGGCGTTGCCGCCCACGCTGTCGTACAGTACCTGCAGCACATCGCCCAGGCTCTTGCCGTCGGCGTTCAGCTCGGCAAAGCTCTTGCCGGTCTGCTGCTTCAAGATTTTGCCCACGCTCGAGCCGGTGTCGCCCAACTCGTTCAGCATCGACTTTGTATAGGTCGATGCCTCCGCCGTGGCAATACCGTTTGCCGTCATGATGGCCAACCCGCTGGACAGGTTCTCCATGCTCACGTTGTAGGCAGCTGCCAGCGGTATGACCCGGCCCATGCTGCCCGCCAGCTCGTCAACGCTGGTTTTGCCCAGGTTCTGCGTCGTCAGCAGCACGTCCGAAACGTGCCCCGCCTCGTCCGCGCCCTTGCCGTAAGCGTTCAGTGCCGTTGTCAGGATGTCCACCGCCGATGTGGTGGATGTAAAGCCAGCCGTTGCCAGCATTGACGCCTGCCCGGCAAAGGCCACGGCGTTGCCGGTGTCCTGCCCGGCGCTAATGGCCTGATAGGCCGCCTCGGCGATCTCATTCGCGCCGATGTGCATGTCACCGGACACCTGCAATACCTGACTGCTCAGGCTCTCCAGCAGCACCTTCGAGGTGTCGGCGATCGTGCCGACCTTGGCCATGGCACTCTCAGACGCAGTGCCACCGGTAAAGGCGCTCTGCAGCATCTTGCCGATGCCCGCCGCCACCACGACCTTTGTCAGGGTGCCGACCAGCGCCGAGCCCAGGCTCTTGCCGCTGATCTTACCGGCAGCAGCCGCCTCTCCGTCCATGACCTCGGCCAGCTTGCCGCTGATGCCGTCCGCCGACGGTATGATCTGCACATACGCGCTCGCCAGCGATTGCTTCGCCATTTTCTTCACCCCGCTCCCAATATCCTCGCCCGAGCCGCCTCATAGTCCGCCGCACAGGAAAAGCCGGTGGCCTGCCGCTGGCTGGGCACGCCCAGCAAACTGTTCACCACCGGCTCCGGGCGGCTGCGGCCCTTTTGTCCATCCTTCGTCTTGCCCCAGACCAGCAGATGCAGCGCATCCACCGCAGCGCCCAGCAGCAGCGTGTCCACTGTGGACACGCTCCCGGCAAGCGCCATCCGGGTGCGGCTGTTTTCCCGCAGGCCTGCGGCCAGCGTGGCCGCCAGCGGCAGACCCAGCGCCCGCCAGTCCAGCGCATGGTAGGTCTCGGCCATGTCGCAGGTCAGCTCATCCGGGAACCGCGCGGCCATGCAGGCGAGGGTCAGGAGTTTTTTGCCTGCCTGCCGTTCTGGAAGATGTCGTAGATTTCCGTCGCGACGGCCTCCACCGGCACCGTGCCGTCCTCATCGCGCACGTGATCGTACAGCTTCTGCTTGGCATTCGCGTCCAGCAGCAGGTTCACCACCTTGGGCAGCGCCGCACCGTTCGTCTCCAGCTCGGTCAGCGCATCCAGCAGCTCCATGTTCTGGATGCGCTTTTCCGGGATGCAGTACGTAAACCCGCTCTTTGTCTTCCCCGTGAACATCATGCGCCGCCTTTTTTCAGGTACTCATAGTGAGTGTTGCCCGCACTGTCCGGCGTGGCCGAGATCGTCACGCCGTAGCCCAGCGCCTCATCGTCCTTGTAGACGATGTCCTCGATCTCGGTGATCTTGGCGCAGGGGACAACGACGCGCTTCACGGTATCGCCGTTCAGGATCGTCTCCACGACCCAGCAGGCGTCCTGCTGCTCCTTGGCGTTGGCCTTCACCGTCAGGCCGGTCTCCAGATCGCCGGTCACGTTGTCGTCACGGTAGACAGCCTTCAGCACCTCCGCGTTCAGCGCCTCGATCAGCTGGAACTGGAAGGTGTCCGGCTTCTCGGTCTGGTAGGTGTGCACGGTGTCACCGCCCCACGCCTTGATGCTGTCGCTCTCGGGGGAGTTGGCATTCGTCATGCCGTCCTCGCTGATGTACCCCAGCGACTTGAACGCCTTGTCCAGCGCCGTCGTGGCATCGGTGGGCAGCGTAGTGCCAAGCGGCGCGCGCCATACCGCACCGCCGACCTTCGGCTTGCTGACCGTCACCAGTTTTGCATCTGCCATATATAACCTCGCTTTCTTCCTAAGCCTTCCCCCTCGGGGGAAGGTGGCCCCGCAGGGCCGGATGAGGGCAGACCTTGCTCCGCCTGCCGTTAATAATACACGATCTCAAACACCGCCTGGTACCTGTATCGCCTGTTCGCCGTATCGGTGAAATTGTAGTCACGGACCAGTCTGCACGCTCCTACGCCGGTCAGCGTTGCCAGCTCGGCCATCGCTTCCACAACGTCATCATCCAGCCGGGCCGCCTGCAAAAGCGTCTCGCCGTAGCTCTGCACGGCCACAGTGGCCTGCTTCAGGCCGGTGCTGCGTCCGCCGCCGGTCTTTTCCACCACGGCAAAGCTGCCGGGGGGCTTTTCCGGTACCTCCGCCAGCACCGGCACGCGCAGCTTTCCGCTCAAAAAGTTCAGAACTGTCGTCTCGATCATTTCAGTGCCTTCTCCAGTGTGTTGTTTTTGTAGTTGTCGCGGCGGGCATCCGCTGTGGCGGGGTAGATGTCCGCCACGGCGCGCTTCTGGGCTAAGTCGGCGCGGTATTCGTAGCCGTCGCCGCATCGCGCCGCTACAGCCGCGGCCTGCTCTTTCAGGATGTCCTGCATCTCGGCGCCCTTCAAAAGTGTCCGGACGCCTGCGCTGTGCAGCTTGATACGCACTTTATTCATAGCGCTCCACCTTGACCTTCTTATTCCAGGCAAGCGGCAGCAGCTCCTCAATGCCCTCGGTCACACCGCCGTATGTGCGCCATTTCCGGCCAAAGAACTCTACCGTCACGCCGTCCCAGTCATGGGTGTCGCCCTTGGGGATCGCCAGCACGTAGGCCAGCCGCCTGCCGCAAAGCTGCAGGTCGCTCACTACTGCATCCGCGTCCGGCTCTCCGATCAGCACATTGTGCACCATCACCGGCGTCTCGCGCCAGACCGGCGCGTGGAATTCATCCTCGCCGTCCTTCGTCCTGACGTACAGCAGCACATCAGCCCCGCGGATCATGTCAGATCCTCCAGCGGGCTGTGTGCCCCCACGCGGCTGCCCAGACCCAGCAGCCGCTTTTCCAGCTTTGACAGATACAGCTCGCCGCTGCTGCCGCCGCTCATCGTCCAGCTCTGGGTGTAGCCCATCGCGGACGCAGACCCCTGGGTCGCCCCCATGGGGTACAGCTGAGCCGCGGCTCCGTCGCCCAAAACGCGGCGCACCATGCGGCAGCTCACCAGCTGCTTGCGGTCCGGTGCGGCATTCTCGCTGCATGTGTCGATTATGGTAGCGGCCTCTTCCAGCAAAGCCAGGCAGCGGCGCTTCTCATCCTCCTCCAGCGTGCGGAAGCCGGCCTCCACATCGGCCAGGGTAGCATATCGCATGGTGCGCCTCCTTAGGTCGCCGCCTCGGTACGCTTGATAAACAGCGTCTGCGGCTTGGATACCTTGATACCGTACACCTTACGGCCCTGCACGGCGCTTGCGCCAATGTACTTGCCGCTTCCGTTCAGATCCTGCAGATGCACGGGGACCTGCCACTCCATAACGCGGTGGCACCAGTTCGGGTGCCCGCAGATGAAGTCGGTGGTGGTCTTTTTGCTGGCAACGCGGGTCGCGTTCTCAAAGTCCATGTTGTTGGACTCGTACACCGCAAAGCCCGCGATCTTGCCCACAGCGCCGGTCTGCACCAACTCCTGGGACAGGTCGCCCTGCTTGACGAAGTGGCTGTCCAGCATCAGCACCTCCATGTACTCCGGGGATGCGATCATGAAGCGGCCATCCTTGGGCACGCCCTTACGGCCCAGCACGCGCTTGGCCTGCAGCGCCAGCTTGTAGGCGTTCTCCTCGGTCACGGCGCTCTTGGTGGCGCAGATGTTTGCGCCCGTTGCCCCCTGCAGGGCCTCCAGACTTGCCTTGTCGATGGACAGTGCCTGGCTGTAGCCCGCGCTGTCCAGACGGTCCGCCACAATGCCGTCCGGCACGCTGGCGGCATCGTAACCGTCGATCAGCTCGTTCACGGCCTCGTCGTGGTCGATGTCCAGGTCAAGGTAGGTGGTCGTACCGGCCTTCGGGTCGATGCCGTTGGCCTTGTCGTAGGCTTTGACCTCCACCTCGGTGTCACGCACCGGGATCTTGACCTTGCCGCTCTTGGGGTCGCCCTCATAGCGGCTGTTGAAGATTGCATTATCGCGGGTCACCAGCTGATTGCGCAGCTTTGCGTCCACCAGCTTGCTCCAGCGTTCCTGATTTGCATGTGCCATAAAAAATTACCTCTCTTTCTTCCTAAGCCTTCCCCCGTGGGGCTGCGCCCGCAGGCGCGTGTCGTAGCGCAACCGCCGAAGGCGGCTCTTAGCGCGTAGACTGAAGGTGCCGCCGCAGCGGCGGATGAGGGCAGACCTTGCCGCCATCTGCCGTTACACATTCAGCCCCGGATTCATCCCCTTGAAGGCTGCCTCCACACCATCTGCCGCAGGTGTACCGCCTCTGGCACCGGCACTGCCGCCATCGGGCACATTGGGGTAGCCGCTGCCAATGTCTTCAAAGGCCCATGCCTTTTCCTTGGCAAGCGCCTCCACCGCAGCCTTGATGTCGCTGGTGCGGTCCTTGCTGGCCTTCAGTGCGGCTACATCCAACATCCCGCGGATTGCCTTCACATCGCGCCCGTGGGCACCGTGGATGGCAGCGTCCAGGGCGCTGTCAAAGGCGAAGCTGTCCGCCTGCTCACTCAGCTGGCCCCGCAGCTTGGTGATCTGCCCCTTCAAATCAGCCACATCCACACCCTCAAACGCCTTCAGGCCGTCCTTGGCGGTGTTCAGCTGGGTCGTCAGGTCGTTCACCTGCGTCTGCAGGCCGGCGGCTTTGGTTTTCTCGGCAGTGACGTCCCTGCCGTTTTCGTCCATCAGCCAGTCCAGCTGCTCGTCAGTGATGCCGGGAATCTTGTTTTTTACTTCTTCGCGTTTCATCTCTGGTCCTTTCCGCCTGCGCTTTGTTCACGCGGGTCGCATCCGCACTGGCTGTACAGTTTAACGCCATGCCGGGCATAGTTTGGTAATAAAATTGCCCGCCCCGGCCTCATGCAGCCCGGGTGGGCATAAAAAAGCCACGGTGTGTTTGCATCGTGGTTCACATATTCAGATAAACGGCGTCATGGCCTTTACATCTTTCAACAGCTCTTTTGCTTTGGCAAGCAGGTTATTTTCAAACAGGTAGGCAATGCCGTCCGGCGTGATTTGGCATCGTTCCAGATTTGAGATGCTCCTTGCTCCGCCCCATGCCGCAACAACGGTCAAGCCTGTAATGTACCCCTGCGCTTGCAGGTTTTCCATAATATAGGCCCAGTAAGGTTCATTTACCCCCAACAGTGTGCTGTCATATTGAAGCATCTTTGCATCAGGGGAGTGGCCCTCCTTCAAAACCGTGTACAGATAGGCAAGGATTTTGTAGACCAAAACAAAGTAATCATCTTTTGCCATAATGTTCTCCCAAAAATTGGCATGAAAAAACCACGGTGCGGTTTGCATCGTGGTTCATAGGGCTTCAACTTATTTCAGCAGTTCCAATTCGGAGGCCGGGCAGGTGAACAATGGCCACCGCCCCGGATAACCGCTCGTGTCTCCGGGGACGCGTTCGGTATCGGATTCTACGGTAAACCGTTCGCCGAAAATATCTACGATGACGCCGGTGATACCGCTGGATTTGATTTTCACATGGTCGTACAGCTTCATCGCTTCTTCTCCTCTCTGTGTGCTGTAATAAAACGCGGCTTTTCACTGCCGGATTCCCGCTGCCAAACTGTGCGGAATGACTTCTTGCCTGTCGTTCCGAGTTCCATAAAGATGCTGAATGCTTCCGTCCCGTCATCCAGTATTCGGATGTCCACTTTCAAGGATTCATCGAATTGCTGGTAAATATCCCGGTTCAGGCGTTCGGTATCAGTCTCGGAATAGCCTGCATCAAAGAACTCTGCGGCGTGCTTAGCTTCAGGCTTCAGCAGATACTGCGAAATTTTGGGCTCGGCAATCGTATAACGGTCATTATCTAACCCTACTGTATCTGCCTTTATTATAGCATCTTTTTTCTGGTTTTCAACCCTCGCCGCATACGCCGCCCGCTTCTGGGCATTGATGCGCTCTTTGTTGGCGGCGTAATTCACCCTGCGCATCCTGTTTATATCGCCGCCCGCAGCGTTATACTGCGCCAGATAAGCCTCCGGGTCATACCCGGCCACGCTTGTGCACCCATCAAACCGGACGGCGTACTCGCAGTCGCAGCTTGCGTGGATATGCTCTGCGTGGCCGCCCTTGATGGCCGCCTGGCTGGCTCTCTGCCAGCCGCGGCTTGCCAGCGTCAGGCAAAAGGCGCAGCTGTCGCCGTGCGGTACCCAGGCAAACTCCGCGCCGTCCCGCTGCGCGTTTTTCAGCGTCGTGTCGGCCCCGGCACGCTTTACCAGTCTGCTCACGCCCCTCTGCATCTGCGGCGGGCTCTCCCGGGTGGCCAGCACCATCCGGGCCACCTCACGGCGGCTTGCAGGTGCCGCAGGCTCGGCAGGGGACACCCTGGCATTCTGCAGCGCCGCCATGGCATCATACATCTGGCAGGCCAGCTCGGCGCTGCCCTCACCATATTTCTGCACAAGCGCCGCGGCATAGTCGGTCAGCGCCTCCGTGTCGGCGGTGCCGTGGGCGGCCAGGTACTCCGCCATAAGCTGCGCGGCCTTCTCATTCAGCTGCGCCAGCCTGCGGATGTACGTCTCCCATGCCTGCGTCGTTATCCTCATCTTCCATCTCCATCAGCACCTGCTGTCCGCGCACCCGCTGTTCCTGCGCACGGATGCGGCGGATGTCCGCCTGGTCAAAGCCGATCATCTCTAAAAACGTGTCCGTGCTGGCGAACTCCTCCCGGGCCGTGGCGATCTTAATGGCGGCGTCCGCCGTCACGGCTACGCTGGGCATAGCCGGATTCTTAAAGTGCGGCATCACGTTCCGCTCCTCCTCGGTCAGCGCACCGGGCGGCACATTGCGCAGGATGGCCTGCGCCATCTGGGCAATCGTGCGCAGCGCGTCGCCGTTTCCGGTGTTCAGCTGCTGCGCCAGCAGCACCAGCGTCTGGCTCTGGGCCAGAATCGCGTCGCTGCTCGTGGGGTTTGCATCGTTCACAACGCCCACGTCCGTCACCGTCAGGCCGGTGGCCGCGGCAAACTGGGTCGCCGTCATCCGCATCTTCTCGGTGTGCGGGCTCAAGCTGCCCTGCGCCAGCTGCCCGAACACCGGGTTTTCGCCGGTCTCGGGGTTGCTCGTCGCCGCCAGCAGACTGCCCACGTAGGATTTGAACTTGTCGGAGATCAGCACGTCGTACTGTTCATCCGTGACGCCCAGAATATACTTCTGCGGTGTCGTGTCAAACTCAAGCGCAATCGTGGCATTCGCCACGGTGCGGATGTAATCGTCTATCAGCGTGCGGATGGAGCGCTTCAGGCGGCTGCGGCCAAACGGCTTGCCGCTCGTGGCATTCCAGATCAGCGGCTCCATCAGCGGGCGGCCCATGCGGTGGGGCAGTCGCTGGACATTCCAGCCGTCCGGCCTCCGGCGCAGCACCGTCACGGCATTGTCCATGTACAGATTCACAACACGCGGCTGCCACACGCCGGTCAGATGCTCATCCGGCACGGTGTCAATGATCGCCAGCCCGCAGGCAATGCGCCCCTTCTCGCCGCTCCACAGCGCTGCCGCCGTGGCAGGGGAGTGGAATCGTATCTTGCAGCCGATGGCCGCATCCGCAGACAGCGTCGCGAACGCACAGCCGTACTTCAGCTCATCCCGGCAGGCCTTGCCGTACTCGGCGATCAGCCGGTTGTCCGCGATCAGCCGGTTCAGCACAGCATTGTCGCCGCCGCTGCTCACAAAGCCGTCAAACATGCTGCGGGCGGCCAGCACGTCCACGGCCTTCTGTCCCCAGCTGCACCCGACCTCAAGGTTGCGGATGCCCTGCGGCAGTGCGATCCCAAGGTTCACGTCCTTCAGCGCTACGTGGCCCTCGTAGTATTGTTCCTTCTCGGCGTTGCCGGCCTGATGCAGGCTGTAGACCCGGACAAGCTCGTCCAGGGCCTTTTGCTCCGGCCCCGTCAGTCCGGCCACCGTGCCGAAATTCAGTGCGATCATCACGTTCTCCTCTTAGCCGATCCGCATCTTCCGGGTCGGGTCGCGTCTGCTGGTCTTTGCGCCCCATAACGCCAGGGCACATGCCTCCACCGGCAGACTGTTGTCGCCGCCAAAGCCGTACCCGCCGCCGATGGGCCGCTTGATGCTGGTCACGGCACTCTCACGCAGCGCCTGCTGCGGGCGGTACCATGTCAGCTGTCCCTCGTTCACGGCATCGGTCAGGGCGCTGACCGATGCGATCACATCCTTGGCCGACGGACGGATCACGGAGTTCCTGGCCCGCCAGCTTCCCTTGATACGGTCCACAAGCACATCCACACCGTTGCGCCCGTCAATGACTACGCAGCTGGCGCGATCATAGCGGGCATTCAGCCAGTCGGCCAGCCAACCGAAGCCGCGCCCCGTGGGCTGCATCTCGATCAGCGATACCCTCGCCGGGCCGTCCTTCGGGATGACCGCGCCGCACAGGCACACCGCCGAGCCGTCCGCCGCGAACTTCACGCCGTAGGCCGTCTTTCCCTCCGGCTTTTCGGCATCGCTGGCGCAGCGGTCCCAGGCATTCTTGTCCAGCGCGTAGTCCAGCTTTTCCGTTACCACGGGGCTCCACCAGCCCAGCCGCTCCCGGGCGAACGTATCCGGGGCCATGTTCTCCGCCTCGCCCTCGATGGTAGATTGCTGGATGCGCCGCCCCAGCGCCGGGTTGGCGGCAGCCCAGCGCACCGGATCATGGATGTCTCCGATCTCCTTGACGGAGTATTCAAACCATGCCGTGCGCTTGGCCGTGCCGTCCAGCGCGCCGGTGCGGATGCGGCGGAATACCGTGCCGTCGGCGTTCTCATCCGGCGGCGTGCCCAGGTACAGCGTCTGCGGGTTCAGGCTTGCCGAGATTGCGGGCAGGAACGATGCCTGCTGCGTCTCGTCCAGCTCCTGCGCCTCGTCAAAGATCAGCAGGTCGCCGTGCTGGCCGCGTCCGCCGTTGCGGGTTCGCGCCAGAAATTTGATGCGCGCGCCGGACTTCAGGATGATCTGCTCGCGCCCGATGGCCGTCTTGATCTCGGCCACATGGCGGCGCAGCTTCGGCCCCTCAAAGAAGTCGCGCATCTCCTCAAAGGTTTCGGTGGCGGTTTTCTGCAGATGCGCCGTGTAGACGACCTGCTCGTTGTACAAAAGCATTCCCGCCTCGCTGCGCGCCTGGATCAGCAGGCTTTTTCCGTTCTGGCGCGGCACGCTGCCGCCTGCGGAGGGCGCGGCCCACTTGCCGGAGGGCGTGCGCCCCAGCCAGTCGTCCAAAATATCGCTCTGCCATGGGTCCAGCACCGTCCCGCCGATGCGCACCAGCTTGGCCGCATCCAGCCCGTCGCTGGCGGTATAGTCAGGTGCGACTCTTTCGGACGGCTCCTGACTTCCCATCAGCGGCGCGCTCGCCAAGGATTTCACAGATCTCGTCCTCACTGTTCGCCGCTCCCTCTATCTCTTCGATCTCCCGTACCGTTTCCCGGTACTGCTTTGCCAGCTGCGGCAGCGCCTTGGGGTCGCTGTATCCGTCGATTGCCGCCGCCAGCACCAGCTTCAGGTTTTTCAGCTCCTCAAGCCTTCCGCCCTTCACATTCTTCAGCTTCATAAACACCCCGTGTGTAAATCGGCGCTGGACAGCAGCAGGGTCGCCGTGGGCGGGGGAGGGGGACCCTCCCCACCTACCAGCTGCCGTCCGTAACCTTGGGAATTTTCGTCATTTTTGCACCGAAATCAAGCGAAAAACTCGCTGTTTTGTCTCGTTTTTGCGCATTGCAAAAGTAATGCGCAGCTTGCAGATTGTCCCAATCCTCCGCTGCGGCCCGCGCTGACGGATAACCAAACTGTTTCCATTTGGCAACAGGCTTGATTTCATCCACAACAAAGCTCAGCGGATGCGCTGCATCGCTCGGCTCATCGTAATGAATCGGCCCGAACCGCCCATGGCAGATGCCGCACTCGCACCCCATGGCCCGGAGTCTGGCCCTATGCTTGCGCCGCAGATTGCCGTTGGCATAGCGGGGGTTGTTTTTCGTGGGGGTCATTTTCATGCACACCCCTCCCGGCATATTTTCTTGGCCCGGCGTTTTGTGTCTCACGTCGACACGCTGGCCCGCCGGGCCTTGGATTGCTTCATAGATGCCTTTGGCCGGACTTGAACCGGCACACCTCAGGCTCTTGCCATTGAGCTACAAGGGCATAAAAATAGCCCGGCATCTCAACCGGGCAGGGGACTTATACACAGCGACGCGGCAGACAACCGCGCAGTCCCCATGCTGCCAGAAGCGTCACTATGGACAGCAACACAAAAGCCGCAAGGAGCTTTTCGTCCCTTACGGCTTTTGATG